AGCTAGATACGGATTATCCATTAGTTTAGCAGGTATAAACCTTCTTTTAAATAAAGGCTTTCCTGCTTTAGCATGACCTGCCGGATAGTTTAAGTCTTCACCCGTTTCAATATTAGTAGCTACAAATCTGCTGTTTGGTGGTGCAGGATCAAGAAACATTTTCTTAACCCAATGATGCCCTCTGCCGCCCGGATTGGTTGTAGCCCGCATGTATACAGGTAAATCAGGAGCAGTGGACCGTAGACGAGAACGCATGTAGTCCCACGCATAAGGCGTAGCCCACTGAGTCAACTCATCAAAGCCTATCCAGCTAAATGCTAGACCCTGATAACGCAATACGTCTTCATCTCTATCGAGATAAGACATCCACAATCGCGCACCGGAAGGCGCAGTCCACTGCATCTTTCTTTCGGACCATTTAATGCCCGGAACTGCTTTAGGATACATCTCTTGAGACTTAAAAATAAGTTCTCTAAGTTCTTCCGTTGTATGTCTAAGCAATAGCCCACTAAAGTCGGGGTGGGAAAAATAACGTACAGGATCAGCTAACATAGCGAAAGACTTGCCACCGCCTGCTGCACCACCATACAATACTTCTCGTTCTGCTGCCTCTAAAAACTCTGTTTGTGGGCCATCATTAGGTTTGAATACAGCATTTTGTTCTACAGATTCAGGTGGTTGATGTGCTACAGATGACTCAATCTTTTGTGGGTTCTTCAGTAGCTCCGCTGCGTGTAACGTCTGTTCGGGCGTCGAGTCTTTCGTTTTCGAGTTCTTCCGCTTTGGCGAGCGTCTCTTCGACATACGCTGCCCACTTGCGGAGGCTATTAGCTTTGTTTTTACGCTTTCGCTCATTTCTTACCCGTTTCATTAATCCTACGTGTGATATGTAGCGACCCGTTCTTGTGCTTAACCAATTAGATACTTCTCTGTAAGAATATTTCTTTAAGTGTTTCTTTGCTTCTGCCAGTGTGTTTAATTCAGTTTCAATAGGAAGTAAAACTTTATCGTCATCTTCATCTAATTCATAGCCAAACGGTATTGTTCTAGCTATACGTGGCAGAGGAATCCACTCTCCGTCTTCTTTAACATCAAGTGGTTGAGGTAATTTCCAACTTCCGATACTACGTTGTAATGCTTTAGTCGTCATCGTCCTCAATTACCGCTTTAGGTGGTAGGATAAATACGCCACCTGAACTTTCTACTTGCATTTTTTCTGACTTAATAATGCCACTTCTATCTAGTAGGTCTTTGGCAGCGTTCAGCTTGTCACGAATACCTAACTCGGTAGGGTCGTCAATACCAGAAATAATAGCATATGCAGCTTTAGGGGCGTTATGCGCCATAAAGTTTTTAGTAGCTTCAATAATCTCATCCTTAATGCCAGCCGTAATTTCTGACAAGACGGTGTTAGGTGAGTATCCAGCCAACTGTTTAGCTGCATATAAATCACCTCTAGCATCACCAAATAGAACATTGATAAAAGCCTGTTGCTTTTCTGTTAAGTTTTTAGCCATTACGCCACGCCCTTTTTATGCTTCTGACTTTTAGGCGGACTCTTCGTACTGCCGCCTTTACCGGACCAAAAAACTTTGTTCGCCCAATATGCAGCAGACGTTGGGCCTTTTGCGATATTTTTACCGTGACGCGCTTTAAAAGATTTACGGGCTTCAGGAGAATAGTTATGACCCATCTTTTGATCGCCAAAGCGTATGATTTTAATGTTTCCATCGTCCCTCACTGCAACAATAGCTTTTTTTGTAGGGTGTTTAGGTGTGCGCTTAGGTTTATTTAAACCCGACAACCCATATCTTTTCAGTTTTGCTTTTTCAGATTCACTTAAAGACATTAACTTTTCCTAATTATACATGTTTTATTTTACTTGTCAACTATCTTTTACTAAATAGCTTAGTGGCACCTCTAATACCAAAGCTGGCAGCAACCACACACCCCAAAGAATACTGATACCACTCAGGCATAGACTGTAGTTGCTCAAAGCCCCGCTGTACAATGTTTTCCATACCCGGAACAAAAGCTAGAATCATAGGCACACTAAAGATAATTGTAAGATATTCATCTTTCCAGCTATTCTTAGTACCTTCAGCCATAATACGCTCCCACCCACTCTCGTGTGTGGCTGCTTCTACCATAACTTTGGCTTTAGCTTGTGCTTCCGCTACCTTCATAGCGGTCTTAGCCTTCTTTTCTTCTACACTACCCTGTAGCCACGTACCTACAAGCCCAGCTACAGGTCCAATTAGAGCGCCAATCATAATGGTTGTCCTTTACCTTTAGCAATAATAGCAATTTTTTGACACGTAGCATGCCAACCTCTATACTCGTTGTCTTTTAAACCCCTTTCTAAAGGGGGTACAACTTTTTCAGAGGGTGGACACTCCTCTACAATGCCCGATTCTACACGATAAGCACCATTATTAAACATAATAACAATTGTAAACAATAATGCTTCTACAAATTGTTGGTTCATAATAAACCCTTACTTTGTGCTTTTACTAGCCTGTACAATAGGAGGACTAGATTTTTCTGAATTGCCTAAATACAAGCCAAATGCAGCAGTAAGTGCGCCAGTCATAACACTAAGCATACCTGCCTGCTCCATAGTAGGCGTATCTAATGATATGAACCACTCAATAACACGGAAATTCATAACAATTAAAGCCAGCATCATAACACGCGGTATAATGCGCCAACTATCTAGCTGTGATGCGTTCATTATCTACCCTGCCCCCTATATGTTTGTTTTGCATTAGCTTGCCTGCTATGCAAATTAGGTTTTTTAGCGTGTCTGTTTTTTCTACGGATACGCTTTTGTAGCGTAATAGTCTTTTCTAAAATCTTACGCACGGTACTTTCTTACTTTCTTTGCAATACCTTTAGGTTGTTTAACTACTTGTTTACCAGCAGCAGTACCTTTACGTTTAGCTGCTGTAGTTCTGGCGTATTCTGAAGGTGATAAGGCAGCAATAGCTTTTTTAGGTAGGTATCGCTCACCTGTTTTAGCAGATGGCTTACCAGACTTAGTTCCCCACTTTTGAGCCGTCCACTTTTTTAGGCTTTTCTGTGGTTTCTTTAGTGCCATTATCTAATACGTCCCTTATGACTAGCTGCTTAATAAACTTAGCCCCTATGACCTCTACAATAGTTTGATAACTAGACTTAATGTCTTGTTGTTGTAGCTGCATAACTTTTTGGGCATCAATAAGCTTGACTACTATTGCCTCTAGTCTTTTATGTTTCTCATCTAAGTCTGAAGATAGCTCGTTCTGTATCCAGTTATTCTGCTTCCATATAAAATAACCAAAAGCTATTGTCATTGTAACAGGAATACCAAATGTTTCCAATATGCTTAGTACGTCCATTCATATTCCTCTCCAAAAATACAAATAAATGTTACGTTCTTTTAGGTTGTCTTCTCCTATTTACAGTTTTAGGAACTACCCTCAGATTAGAGCGTCTATTATCTCGTGGATTCATATTTTTATGATCCACCTCTTTGCCATCACCCTTACGCACTACACCAGCTTTAGCTAAAGCATTACGAGCAGTATTTCTTGCTGCCCTGTTTTTCTTTTGGGCAGGAAGTTTACCGTGCGTGTCATACTCTTTGCGGTAGTTACGCTTACGTGTGGGCGTAGGTTTACGAGGTTTAAGCATCGACTACTTCTTTTTTAATCCGCCGCCGCGCATTTTTGCTACTGGCTTTTTCATTCCGCCGCCGCGCATTTTTGCTGAACCGGACGCAGCACGTCGCCCATATAATTTAGGTTCGTCACCTATCTTAGTCGTAGCAATAGGACCGGAGCGTGTTGGAAAATCAGGATCGGAACGTGTTGGACCAGATTTGCTAGGTTTTTTAGCCTTAGTACGTCTAAGCTTAAGAGCATCTCTAGCCTTAGAACGTTTAAGATTAAGAGCCTTTCTAGCCTCATCACGTCTACTCTTAAGAGCATCCGCAGCATTTTTACGTCTACGCTCAAGAGCAATCGCAGCATTGGCTCGCTTTATAGCAGTAGTTGCATTTACAGGGCGACCGTCTGCTCGTGCCTTCTGTGCTTTTTTATTTAACTCAGTCCTCCTCTTAAATGCCTCAGTGTTGCTTAGTCTGCTTCTTTTTGGTAACCCGCCCGGAAGCGCCGTAATCCCGCCGCTCATCATCTTTGCTGCTGGCTTCTTTACTGCTCCGCCGCCGCGCATCATCTTTGCTGCTGGCTTCTTTACTGCTCCGCCCCGCATCATTTTCTTTTTCATTGCTCTGGGTTTCATTGCCATTTCGTTTAGTCCTTCGTTTGATAACTAATTCCTGATATTCGTCTTCAGGGTAGACTTTGTAGTAATCTAGCTTTTCTAATTTTAAACTAGCGTCGTCTACTTGAGATAGTGACTGTATGAAAACCATACAGTATTCATCCTTTACGGAACTCTCCCAACTGTGTTCATATAGGAAATCTAATTCAGCTTCTTCTGCACCAAACTCAGGATGAAAACCCATAATGTGCAGGTCTTGTTTAGCTAGTAGGTTATTACGTTCTTCACACCACGTACTGAACTCTTGCATGTTAGGTATAGTAAAAGAAGCACATACTACCACTTCGTATCTATTATCTGTAAATTCAGTACACTGTCTTAGTGTCTCTTTGTATATATTCTTAGTTTCTACTATTTTCACTTTATTATCTTGCCACGCTTTCTTTGCATAGGGGCAGGCAGGCAATCCATCTAAATGTTCGTTAGGAACTTCTAAGACGTTCATAGACCACTCACGCAGGTCATCCGCGATAGATGTAGCCATTACGACTTGTAGCCGCCTCCAGCCTTCTTATATTCGCTCGCTAGTAATTGAGCTTTTCTAGCTGACCACTGTCCGGCTTTACCACCTTTTGTGCCAGCTTTAATTTTATTAAATAATCTTTTACGTAGGGTTGGCTTAGTGTAGTTACCCGCCTCATTAACACGAGACTTTGATTTAGGTTTAGCTTTAGCTGCCATTATGCACCTGTAAATGTAAACTGTGCAGGCTCTTCTTCTACTGACACCATAACTTCAAAGTCTGTTGGGTTAGCAGAGAAGGCAACTATCTTGTCACCGGAGTGCATAAAGAAATAACCACCGTTAACTAAGTTTAATAAGGAGTTACCTGCAAATGAAGTATCTTTAATAATATAGTGATACGCAGTCTCTTCAGCATGATAAAATTGAACACTGCATGTTCGTGTACTGTTAGAGCTATTAGACAAATGCAAAAAACGTACAGTACCATTATAGTTAAGAGGGCAAGTGTAAATTACATCTGCACTTGCTCCCGCTGAACTTGAGCTAAGAGTATAACCCTGTGTGTGGTACTTGTATGTATTTTGATTAGGCATGTTATATTACTTAAATAGTCCGCCTTTACGGAAATCCGTGTGGCCTTTTTTCTTATTAATTTTATTTACTTTGGCTGGCTTTGCCCGCTGACCTACCACCATACCCTTACTAGCAAAGCTTACCTGTAGTCTACCGCTGCTAGTTGGTGGCTTCATTTTTGTTACGGTTTCACCAGTACGGATTTTTCTTAGTGCTGTAGGTGATACAACATCAGAAAGCATATTTAAAAAACCAGACTTAGTAAGTGTTTGTCCGCCTACTCTTACAGAATTTCTGCCTGCCTGTATAGCTTTAAGACCAGCATCTATAACATCTGTTGTTAATTTTTTAGGCCCACTGCCTGCCGTAGCAGCTTTACTTAGCATACTATAATTGGCTACACCTAACTTAGCTGGCTTTTTGCTTTCAGGCTGATCTCCTAAAGCCATTACTTAAACAAGCCCCCTTTACGGAAGTCTGTGTGTCCTGTTCTGTTACGACTAACAGACATGCCTCTGGCTGCTGATTTACCAGAATACTTTCTGCCATCAAATGTGAAGTCTTGCCCTTTAGCGTCTCTAAATGCTTGACGAAAAGACTTTGCACCCTCTGAGTCTTTTTTAAATTTGTAGTAGTCTCCACCTTTTGTTTTTTTAGTAGATACTACGTCATCAGCATATTTAGATTTAAGGCCTTTTTTACTTGATGGTGCAGCACGGTTGTTATCTTTTTTAGAGGGGGCAGATAATTCTACGTCTTGAGAGGGCTTTCTACGTTTGCTGGACTTATAATCAGCGCCTGCTTCTTCTGCTGCATTTTCTGCTCTAGTCTTAGCTTTTGTTAATGCTCTCTTTGCAGACTTGATTGACGCTGAAAGGTCGTCTGCTTGCTTTCCTGTTTTAATCTTACCAGAAGGTGTAGCAGAACGAGCAGGCGAAGGTGTAGCAGAACGAGCAGGTGAAGGTGTAGCCTCACTAATAGGGCTAGAAACGGCGTCTCGGACAGCAGATGGCGTAGCTGTACGTAGAGCCTTCTTAACTTGTGCTAATGTATAACCCTTACCACTGCCGCTCTTTTGCTGCTTTAAAAACTTTCTAAAGTCTGCAAGACTAATATTATTAAAACCTGTTTTAGCAGCAAGTAGCTCTTTAATTTTCGTGTCGGTTGCTACTACAGTTTTGGGTTCTTTAGCCATTTTACTTAAATTCCTCTACAGCAGTTTCAATGTCTGATAACAAGAAAGTTTTACCCGTCCGCTCCTTCAGAGCAGCACGGATATAATGTATATCAGAATGGTACAAATGAATACTACGCAGCCTGTCTGAAGCAACAGCCTCATAGAATTTCTCTAGCACATTAGTTTCAGGGCTTAGTTTTACAGATTTATTTTTCATTGTCAATACGTATTTTAAAATAAATACAGATTTAATTATTACTGCTAAGTCTTCTTAGTATGGGGAAGTTTAACCCAGCGTTATAACCTTAATGTTGTAACACTGAAAGCTAAGATATTTATATATTATAACATAATTAAGTTAAGATATATTTATTATATATTATATTTGTTATAACTTTTAATGTTTAAACACTAGTGTTGTAACTCTATCCTACCCTGTATATGTAATTATAGTGATTTTTTAGTGGTAGTCAACCCCCCAAACTAAAAATAAATATAAATAAATAATTAGTGATACCCAAATGTCACACCTAACTGTATGAACGCACTACGTATTTACCTGTAGTGTTGCATAAATGTCACACATAATATTTATTTTATTATTGTATTGAAAACCTATTGACACAACATTCCGGTATATGGAAATTACGTATAAAAACACAAGTGGTTAACAGGCTATAAATCTGATCTGTGTAGTTGTACAAGCATACTACGTAGGCACCGGGGGGTGGCCCCTGCCGGGTCACTTTGTCACATGCGACATATTGTCGCACCCTGTCATCGGATTTTGGTCTGCCGTCAAGCATATTAATCCACAGACGCGCGCTTTATTTACTGGGGTGAGGCGCTTAACGATACGCAACAAAGTATAAGAGAGGCTGCGCAGAATGCCGGATATAATTAATGTTATATTATAACAGTGTGCGCGCCGTGTTAAGATTGGAACACATTATCGCAAGCGTGCATCATGCCCCCAAAATATTCCGTATATACGAGAAACTAACCAAACACGGAACAACTTTTAAGCCTGCGACACAATGCGCATATTAATATGATCAAAACTCTTTATACTAATAATTAAGCGAGGCAATCACGCCGCCGCTTCACACTCGAGGAATTAATACAATGGCACTATCAAGCAAAACACTTACCGCCGCCGCTGAATTCGCAAACATTGCCGCGCTGCAAGACAAGCGCGCCAAAAAAGACGCCGCAAAACTTAAAGCTTTCAAGATAGACTTTGTTACGGCGTGCGTTTTCGTTGCCACTGAATATGATACCTATCTGGCAACGTATTCCACTAAGTCCGGCCTCTCTAAACCTAACGCACGCAAAGCTTGGCTATTGACTGCAATGGGATTGAACAAAGAGCCCACTGCCGACTTTATTAGTGATATGCGCGCAATCGGTAATCATCCTGAAATAGCGGCGCGCATTGCTGAAGAAAAAGAAATTAGTGGCGTTCAATACTTTCGCCAGTGCGTGAATAAAGCCAAGCCCGCCGCCAATGTGGAAACGGAAACGCCGGAAGCGGAAACGGAAGCCAATGCGGAAACAGAAACAGCTATTGACCCGGCGGCGCGACTAGCCAAAGACGCGGCGAACTTTTTCGATTATGGTATCAAGCACGGGTTTGACTTTGCAACGCTTCGCGCAATGTTGGACGCCGCCGCCGTTGCCGCTGGCGAAGGTAACGCCGCCGCCGCTACCGCATAATCTAAGCGGGACGCGTTGCCAGTCGCGGCGCGTCCCACTCTATCCCTCAAAATTCCGTACATGTACGGAAAACTTGAAAGGCCAAACAATGTCCAAAGTCATCCACGTATTCGCCGCCGTCGCGTGCTTCTCTCTAATGGTGCTTGCCATTATCGAGTTTATGGCTGGCAATCTAATTACCGCCGCCGTAGGATTGTCCTATGGTTTTCTAGTCGCTGTATGGGCTGCGTTTAAATCGTGGCAACTATCCCGCGACGATTGACCGCCAAGCCTTCCGCCGCCGTTTCAGCCCGTCGCCTTAATTGGCGGCGGGTTTT